CGCACACGCTCCTTGCAGGATACCCTGCAAGAATAATATACAATATATGCACAATCTACATCATCTAAATTGCACCATAGAACTATTAGCTGTTAGTGTAGCACCTGTCATAACCAAACGACTAATACCATAACCTCAATATTGCCGCACTAAACCAATACGAATCCCACGCAATCCATATGCCACCCTGCCACACGTCAAATTATCCCGCGACTGTAACACTACACCAGTACACTACAACACAAGACAATCTCGCCGTAACGCCAAACTGCTCTAACAGTGATGCCTGAATATACCAGCTGCCATATAACACAACGTTCGGAATATGTTTTGCATATCGGCCATATCTAAATTCGCCCTATTCCCGTAAATGCGCACAAACTTATCTATATGATTAGCTAGGAAATCTGGGACTAATCTCCGGTAATACATATCCCCCCTAAATTCTACGGCAGCCGTGGATACATACTCGTTCAAACACAAAGCTATTAAATCACTTTGATCCAGAAGAAGTCCATTAACAGTCATATGTCCTAAGAACTCCCGCAACATCTCCAACCGTGTCAACTCCAACCCTTTGGGGTTACCTGACATCCAATGGAGGAATTCTTCAAACATTGGTACGTCACAGAGGGGCTGTATGACCTCCTTCTTCTCCAATACGGTGATGTTACACTTATTCAGCTCCGACAAAGCAGCCCTCTCTTCAAACTTCTCCAAGTCGTAACTCTGCTCAGCCAGTTTCGTTACCAGCCTCTTCTTGTCCACTATCTTTATGCCATGCTTAACCAAGTCTTCCTCCATAACGTCAACAAAATCCCCGCTACAGTAAGTGCCAGGCAGCACAGCATCCAACCCTCTTTCGTACTTCTCCTTCAACGGGTGATCCAGCTTCCATATCATACCCTCCTCATCAGGTATACCTAGCCCGCCATCCGCCATATCTCCATGCACAATCTCAGGCCGAAGCACGAACCACTCATCCTCCAGTTTTATCTTCAGCCAATGATTTAATGAGATAGTTGCTAGAGTCTCACAAAAATCAGGCTCGACACCACGCCTAATCAGTTTCCAAACTTGATCCAAAATACTCACAGTTTTTTCGCTCAAGGTCTTAGCGCCAGCCGACTCCCAATTTCCACTGACAAAGTTAGCCAACGCTCTCGTAGGACTGGCAAACACACCACTCTGAGTGATAGTATTCCTATAAAATTCAGCCTTCTTATCTACCATTTGCTTGATTGCTTTAGCTTCATATCCTATCTTATCCATGACCTCCATCATTCTAAAGCAGTCTACTGCTGACTTAAAAGCCACATCCAAGTCGTCACCTCCGTGGTCAAAGTATATCGGGTCGAAGTCATGGTAGAGTCGGCAACAGCACTTTACACCTATGTTAACATAAACAAAGTTAAGCACCGTGTTAATCCACGTAGTACCGCGCCACCCTGAGAACAGTCCTTTTTCCAACTTGTGCCTCTCCCCGTTAGGATCTAACAGCCACATGTGATCAAAGCTCTCTGCTATAGCTTGGCAGAAGAACGCGTAATCTCTTGGCGCCGTTGGGAAGTCGCTTAGAGCTGAGATGACCTTGGCCATATCCTTCGTCGAGTGTTGCGCATTGAAGTTGGCCCAATCATACAACATGTGGTACAGTCCAGTCATCTTACGATCATAATACGTTATGTTATCATCATCATTCACGTTCAACCGCGTAGTCCCAATAGGTGCCTGCTTCTCAGCCATGTACAGGACGTAACTGAAAACCAAGTAATGCATCAAAGTGCCCGGGAGCAACTCCCTCTCCTTACCTGTTTCATTCAGCTTGGGCACCGCCTTAGTTGCATTCCAGGTCTCCACTGTTTCATCGATCAATTCCAACACTTCGTGATTCTCGAATAGACTCTTCTTATTATGTCTATTCTCAATGGTGGACACTAGCCCATCCATAAACTCAATAGTGTAAGTTAGTAGATGCTTGGGCAATTGATTTAGGACTGTGCTGCCCTTAGCGACCCACTGTCTCCTAAGCTTCCAAAAGTCAACAAAATTCTCAACATTTATTGGTTTTGGATCGTTGTACATGCCAGAATAAGCTACAGTTAGTGCGCTATCAAAATCAGTGAGGTACTGCGCCCTCGTCCACAACCTCCTCACGGGGTCGTAAGAAACAAAATCCTGAGAAGTCCCCAACTTTCTCTCCTCAACTACCTTCACCCAATCTGCCTCGTACATCTTCCTGCCAACCAGCATCTGCATATACATTATGCTCTGCCTCTCTTCCTCAGTAACCCTGGTAGTACAATAGTAATTACTGATTCTGATATTAGCATGCAATTTCTGACTTGGATTTTCAAG